CATTGGTAGCGCTAATGCATGGCTCGAGCGAAGGCTCGAGATAGTGGATCCCTCTCTCCCTTTCAAGGGATCGGGGGGTACCGAAACATGCACATTCGCTGCCTTGACCGGAGGGTCGGGTTTCGCCACCTGGCGGTGTACCAAAGCTACTGGCAGTTTGGCCAGCGTTAGGTATTACGGTAGAGTGAGCGGTCGGACCCTGGGAAATCGAGTACTCATGGAAAGTCGTTTGCTGGGGGTTAACCTCGGTGAGTGGCTTCCGTCGTTGTATGAGATAGTACCATGGTCCTTCTTCATCGACTACTTCTCCAACTTGGGAGACGTCGTTGAGTCGTGGTCTGCCTGGGACACTGGGGTCATATGGACCTCACGTTCTACATTGCAGGAACGTTATGTGACCGCGCAGGAATGGGCTTGGAAGCCCACCGGCACGGGATCACCGACGTATGCAACGGGCAGCTGCACGGGACAGGGACCTCACTTAGCGAGCAACACGACCAAGACGCGCAAGCGTGACTGGACTTTGGAGCCTCCTTCATTGGAGTTCCGGATACCGGGCACGGGCACGAAATGGGCGAATATCGCAAGCCTCGGAGTGGTACTTGCCGGCGGTTCAAGAAGTCTTAGCAAAGCCCTTGGAAGGGCCGAGCCGAGATGGATGACCGTCAGCGGCGCTGCAAATTGGTAAGCGATGTTGCTTTTGTTTTAAACCCCTTTACAGGACCTTCATCATGACGATTAATCTCTCCAACATCACTGGCGCCACGCAGACGGGCTTTACGAGCCCGACCTACGTGGTGACAGCGGATACGGCGCCGGATAGCAATGGAAAGCAGTGGGCTATTACCGCTTTGGGCGGTACCCAGGCCAACGTTGACGTCCACGCCGGCTCCAAGCCCTTCACGGTCACGTTCTACAAGCCTAAGACCTACCGGTCTATCGGCTCTCCGAACGCGGCGACGGGTGTGATTGCGAACGTCCCTAACAACCAGTTTGGCCTCATCGTCCGTAAGGGCGTGGTGCCGCTGGCTGGACAGGCGTCGCGCGTCGCAACGATGCGCGTCACCTGGGATGTCCCGGCCGGTAGTGATACCGCGGAGCCCGAAGATCTTCGGGCGCTCGTCTCGGCAGGTATCGGTGCTCTGAGCCAGATGGCTTCGGGCATCGGTGATACCCTCGTCTCGAACGTCATGTGAGGTAGCAGCAATGCTTCCCTCAGACAATCGTGACAGGGCTATCCTCGCTGTGCTGCTTGTGTTGGCTGGTAGCTTCGGGGGCAGGTTTGCCTCCGCGCTACAAGCTGCCATTAACGCAGCCTTCGGCGCCTACTGAGATCCGGGGAACCCCCTTTCAAACAGGGGGCTCTCTGTCTAGTGATTTACTGACAGAAAGAGGTTCGCAATATGGGCTTTCGCTCTACTGCTCTTTACCAATGCCTTATCTCCGACGTGTCCTCCCACCTGTCCTCCGAGCAGCTGAAATATGTTGCTGCCCGACAAGATTGGTGGCCTGACGCGAGTCCAGAGCAAGTGGCGTGCTGCCAGCTACTCCTGTCGATCGACAAGAAATTAGTCGAATCGATTGCGGAGGATGCTGATCAGCGCGCTCTTGACAAGTTCCTGCGAGTTAACGAACAAGCAGGTCTCTGGGCGTTGAAGTTAGAGAGTTCGGCTGATGAGGAGTTATTCGGCACGTTTAAACGCGTACTGGACGACTTCTTTCATCCAGGCGGGGACCTACTCCTTTCGAGCTACCAAGAAATCTTGGACCATGCTCGGATGGGGCCGGGGGCCTCGCTAGGTGCGAGGGGGAATGACTTCTACACGAAGTTGTTCTCTTCGCGCTTGACCTCTACCTCGGAAGAGCTGTACAACATGTACAGCCGCTACTGCGAAGCCGACCCTAGGTGGGAAGCTGCGGAAGTTCTCCGCGCCAACATCTACGGAAAGCTGCAGATAGTAGAAGGCAATCGTTTGAGCTTCGTATTGAAGACGAACGAGATCTCGCGTACGATATGTACAGAACCGAGTTTGAATATGTTCTATCAACTCGGGCTGGAACATGTGCTCCTCACGAGGAATCGCACCTTTTTCGGTGTTGACCTCGAGAATCAGCAGTTTCGTAATCGCGAGCTGGCACGCTTGGGTTCTATAGCTGGGGGTTGGTCGACTATCGATCTGACCTCTGCCAGCGACTCAATCTCGATGCGGATGCTAGAGGCCTCACTACCAGGATGGTTCCTGGATGTGTTAAAGCTTCTTCGCTCCCCTGTGTCGAGGCTCCCAAATGGGAGCGTTGTGCCGCTGAATATGATCAGTACGATGGGCAACGGTTACACCTTTGCCCTTCAGACAATCCTCTTTTCAGCCGTAGTGCGTGCGTGCTTCTTGTGTTGTGGTGCTTCGCAGTACCATAGCGCGGATGACCACACTGAGAAGAACTGGGGCGTGAACGGCGATGACATCGTGGTACCCACCAGGGTATCCCGCTCTGTCATTCGCTTACTAACGCTCCTGGGCTTCGAGGTGAACGCGCGTAAGACCTTCGTTGAAGGTCTCTTCCGTGAATCCTGCGGTGGCGACTTCTTTAAGGGTCGCTCTGTGCGTGGGGTCTATTTCAAGGACCTCAGCTCACCGGAGGCACGTTTCGTCGCAATCAACCTGCTGAACGACTGGAGCTACCGGACAGGAATTAACCTCTCCTGTACGGTCCAGTATCTCATGGCTACCACTCGGCGCCAACTGGTGCCTTTGTGGGAAAACATGGACGCGGGTATTCGCATTCACCCAGGCCTAATGCTCGACCATGAGCGTGTGTGCAGCGATACCGGGAGCTTCCTTTACAGGAGGTCTTCTCGGCGCGCTGCGACGCTCAGAATCGATGGCCTGAGGGTGCGCACCCCCGCCGGTCAGCGCAGGCGTATCTACAACCCATGGGGGTTGCAGCTCTGCTTCCTGCGAGGCGACGTGGTAGACGGACGAATCGGGGTCAGGCATGACACCGGTCCGTACGTGACGAAGCAGGCGGTCGCCCTTAATTGGGAGTATCCGCCTTACGATCACGACTTGGTTTATGCGCCTGAAGGCCGTGGTGGCCCTAAGCGTGTGGACTGGTCGTGTTATAATAAAGCCGAATTGATGACTCGGCTTTGGCTCAACTTCTTTGGTTGAGTCTCCGGCTAATGACCGG